ATACGATTAAATAAATAAATATGATATTTTCAATAATAGTGCTGATTTTAATTTTAATTAGATTTTACAAATCTTGTAAATCAAATGAATGGTAAATAATTAATTAGTAACTTTAAATAAATTAAAACAATATAACAATGGGAAAAAAGAAAATAAATTACGAGACTTGGAGGGTACACTATGACATCACCTCTAAGATTAAATTTGAAAATCTGCAATCAGAAGAAGAGATACAAAGTATAGTACTAAATAGATTAGGCTTGAGTAGTGTTGAAAATGATTTAGTATCTAACTACGTTAAGACATTTTTATCCTCTGTAGACTACAATTTAATATGTGAGTTAATAAACGATGAAGTAAAAGAAAACCTAAATAAATAGATATGACTGAAGAAGAGATGCAAAAGCTAACCGATATGATAGTTTCGGCTATTGATAAGAGGCAACGTGAACTTGATGAAGAGTTTTACAATAATACAAACTCGACAAACAATGTACCTATAGAGTATGTTATACAACTCGACCAAGACAAGTCTGAGAAGGAGAGGTTGGTGGATAGGGTGAACGAACTTTACATCTCTCTTCAGCACGCTATCGACCAAGAGAGGTTTGAGTTAGCAAACGATATCAAAGAGACAATCAAAGCGGTGAAAGACTTAATTAAAAAGAAATAAAACTATAAATGGAAACAGAAGAATACAATCCAAAAATACATTGTTGCAGAGATTGGCACAAAGACTATTGTGAATGCGTAAAATCCTCTATGAAAGAGAGAAAGAAAAGGTCGAGGGATAGAAATGTTAATGGAACATTGAGTTTTTTAAAGAAAAATAAAATTAATTTCACCCAAAGTAAAGTGCCTAATGTTCTTATAATAAACTCAAACACAGATAATGTGTCACTTTCTCTTAAAAAAGAAAATGGATTACTTAAATGTAGATATAGTGGTAGCAACAAATGGTACACATTTAGTAGGCAAAAATTTATAGACAAGTTTTGCAAAAATCAACAAAATCAATAAAAAATAAACTTAAACTTAAACATTAGTATAAACCATTAACACCTAATAGATATGTAACAGAAAAAATCAGTATGAAGAAGTACGATATAGAGACCTATGGTCGCTACGCAATAGACCTTAAGGCATCAAAGCCTAAAGAGATGGAACTGCTAGAATATAGCAGAGATGAATTAATAATAAAATTCTTACCACTAGTAGAGAACTTAGCAAGGAAGTTTCCAAGTTCAGAGATAGCAATTGGAGTTCTAAATATATGCGACTTAATACAGATTGGTTCTGAAGCATTAGTTCTATCAGTTGATAAGCTAGACTACGAACACCTTAAACTATCTAGGGACGTTGAGAAGACACTAAAGTCTTTTTTTTCTAAGAGGATAAAGGGTGCAATTAGGAGGCGTATCGACATCAACAGAGGAAGTATGAGGATACCAGAATACAAAAGGAATTTGATGAGGAAGGAGTCGGGCGACAAGCAGAACGTAGAGATGTTCTTTCGTTCTATCTTTCTAACGATAGATGAGGAGTACAAAGAGAACTCTAACTATACTGCAAACATCAACCATCTGCAAGATAAGTCTGAACCCTACAACATAAACATACTTAACGCATACCTAAAGGGTGTTATGAAAAAGCATTTAAGTGGGATAGAGTACGAGGTACTTAGGCTATCATACGGGCTTGACTGCAATAAGCATACGGGTCTTGAGATAGCAAACCAGTTAGGTATCAAGGGAATAAACAACTTCGTAAGGGTATCTGAGATTAAAAAGAAGGCGGTAAATAAACTAATTGAAAATGTTGAGTACAATCAATTTATAAATATACTTTAATATGGAATATTGTAGCGACTTTAATTACGACCTCAAGGTAGGTCAAACAAAAGAAAAACAATTAGCAGATATATTTAACTCTAAAAAAATAGAAGTTAAGTATGACCTAATGGCATTAAAAACTAGAAACGTATACGTTGAGTACCACTCAAGGGGTAAGCCTAGTGGAATATCTAAAAGTAGTGCCGACTATTATTGCTTTTGCTTTGGAGAAACATTTTGTCTAATAGAAATATCAGAACTGAAGGAGAAGTGCAGAAAATATTTAAACACTAATAGAGATAAGCTTGGAGGAGATAACAACACTAGCAAGGGGATATTACTACCAATAGAAGAATTATTTTAAATATGGATAACAAAGAAAGCAGAAGAATGGAAATATATAAGGAAGCTATACTTTTAGAAGCAAAAAAGAAGCTAAACATTAGGGACTTTATGGAGCTACAAAGACTATTCAACAAGTTAAAAACAATTAATAGAATTGGTGATTAAAAAATAATTACTATATTTGCAAACGAAAACAATTAAACAATTCATTATGAAAACAATTAACATTAAAGGTAAAGAGTACATCACAGTAAACGAACGTCTAATTCACTTTAGAACTAATGACCAATATACTAATTGGCAAATAAGCGAAGAGATTATATCGTTAGATGATAAAGAGGGTATTTTTAAAGTGTCAATCTCTAATCAAGAAGGATGGACAGTTTCATCTGCACACGCCCAAGAGTATAGAGATTCAAGCTACATAAACAAGACATCATTTGTTGAGAATGGATTTACTTCTGCTTTGGGAAGGGCTTTGGGTTACTTGGGTATTGGTATAGATACTTCTATTGCATCTGCAAATGAGGTTCAAAATGCTGTTAATAACCAAAAATCATCGCCAAGTTCTGAAAAGAAGGCTATCAATTCTGTAAAGGATGAGGCTTATAAGAAGGCTGCTGAGTACATCAAAAGTGGTGGCAAGTTAGAAGCTATCAAGCAGAAGTACAACCTATCATCAAGTGTTGAGAAATCTTTAAAATCTTTGTAATATGGAAACTAAAGAACAGATAATAGAGAAGTTGCAAGACGATACAATGTACTACGGAGAGTATGGACAGCAGTTTTTAAGTAACTCGAACATTGGTACACTACTGACCAATCCATTAGCATTAAAAGAAAAAACTAATACTACATCAGCAATGATATTTGGAAGTTACTTTCACACTGCAATTCTTGAGAAAGATAAGCTACACAAGTTTAAAATAATTGACGCTAACACAAGAACGACTAAAGTATACAAAGAACTTAGTGGTGGAGAAATGTGTATGCTACAGAACGAGGTAGATATGGCTGACGCTATGGTGGATAAGCTACTAGACAACAATGTATTTTCATCTATGATTAATATAGGTGAGGTTGAACACGAAGTCCCAGGAATTAAGGAGATTATGGGTAATATGTGGAAGGGTAAGGCTGACATAATTAACCACGATGATAAGTTGGTTATTGACATCAAGACATCATCTGACATTAACTCGTTTCACTTCTCAGCTAGTAAGTACAACTACGATTCACAAGCATACCTATATCGAGAGATATTTGGATACGATATGGTATTCCTAGTAATCGACAAGAACACGCATCAGATGGGTTTATTTGACTGCTCAGAGAACTTCTATGAGAGAGGTAGAGAGAAGGTCGTTAAGGCTACTGAGGTATACGATTTGTTCTACAAGGACGAATCATTTGACGCAAAACAATTTTTTATTAATCGTACACTATAGTACACAAAACAATTATTATTATGGCTAGTTTAATAACAGCAAGTATCAACTTAAGTAAAATTGATAAGAGTAAAATTATCGAGGGTAAGAAAGGTCAGTATTTACCAATAACAATATCATTGAACGATGAATTAGACCAATTCGGTAACCAAGGTAATATAACAATCTCTCAGTCAAAGGAAGAGAGAGAAGTTAAGACAGACAAGTCTTATTTAGGTAACGTAAAAGTAGTTTGGACTAACGGAGATAACGTAGCTGCTGCTCCAAGAGAAGAGCAACAAACTCAAAGTAACTCAACTGTAAAAGATGACCTACCATTTTAATTAGTACTTTTACATTGTAGTTGCAGTCGAAACAAATAGGCAACTTAAGGAAACTATATAAACCCTTGCGATGAAATCAGCTTCGACTCTGATGGATTTGCAGGGGTTTTTTATTAAACAACAACGAAATGAGTAAGAGATTAGGCTACACATTCTATCCAAAAGATTGGAGAAGTGATGACAAAGTTATAATGCTTAACGCAGAAGAAAGAGATATGTTTCGCTTCTTTATTGACGAGTGTCACATAAAAAGTTCAGCAAAACTTGAGTGGAACTTAGGGTATCTTCGCAGAATCTTGGGGCATAACAAGCAAAAAGTTGAAAGAATCTTTAAAGTTTTATGCAGTTTTGGGTTAGTTTCACGAGAGGGTGATTATGTGATTGTTCCTAGTGTTATCAATAGGTTAGGGTTTATTGAAGAGCAATCTGAGAGGGGTAAATTAAGTCGTATAGCATCGAGTGAAAATGTAACCAAAGAGAAAGAGAAAGAGAAAGAGAAAGAGAAAGAGAAACAGAAACACAAACATAAAGAGAAAGTAGAGTACACTCACGATGGGAGTGATGATTTAAAGCAATCATTAATTGATAAACCACATTTAAGAAATGGTTTTAATGCTAAAATTAATAAAGAAACTCAATTTACAAAATTAGATTTTATAGAATGGTTTAACAGCTGCTTAAATCATATTGGACTTAACGGCTCAATTAAAAGCCTATCTAAAGAAGGGAGTGATAATTTTAATGCACTAATTGAAAGCGGATATACTATTAAGGATTTTAAAATAGCCTTTTCTAACTTTCACACAAACGACCACTATAAAAATAAAGGATTCATTGCTTATAAATATTTCTTAGAACAAGGGACATTTGAAAGATTTTTATCTATGGGAGGTAAAGAGTCTACTAGCTTACAAACCGAATACCAAAGAATCCAACAAAAACAAAAAGAGTTAATGCGTAAAGCTAAAGCAGGAGAGATATGAACGGAATAGTAGAACATAAAGATATACAAAGAGAGGTGTTAGATTATTGGCGAAACGGTGGAGGTACTACTTATTACCTAGGATTTAACACACTTAGTCAGCATTATTCAATTAAGGAAGGTGGTGTTACAGATTGGACGGGTTATGCAGGTTCGGGTAAAACGGAACTTCTTTTAGAGTGCCTAAAAAATTGTTCGGATTGGTACGGTCATAATCATTTAATCTATATGCCCGATGCAGGAACTAATGCAGAAGTAGTTTCTAAGATTATACACAAGATGACAGGCAAGCAGGTAGATAAGTTCTACTACAAAGAAGGTCAAAAAATAGAGATTGAAAACAGAATAAGCGAAGAGGAGATATTGAAAATCCTACCAACAGTGTTAGAACATTTTAAAATATTTAATCCTTCATTAAAAAATCGAAGCAAGGCAGTAACTCCAAAAGAGTTTTGGCAATATGCAGCGGACAACAAGAAAAAACTTAACTTATTTGGAACAGTTATAGACTCTTGGAATTATATGCGGCACGACATAGGACAACAAAGAGAGGATAAATGGCTAGAAGAGACACTATCATTTAGAAACGAGATAGCGGAGAATCACAACCTACACAACCATACTATTATTCATCCTAAAAGTGCAAAGCACGATAGAGAAGGTAAGATTATAATTCCTGATATGCATTGCTTAAAGGGAGGTTCTGAGTGGTCAAATAACGGCAAAACAATTATTATAGTTCACAGAGATTATGGTTCTTATGACTCTATTATAAAAATTGACAAGGCAAAACCTAAGATAGTAGGGGTTCAAGGTACAGTAGTAATGAATTATGATATTGCTAAAGGCTCTTATTACGAGATTGTAGGAGGCGATAACAATAAAGGAATAAAAAAATATGCTGAAAAATTACCTATTAAAAATAAAGAAGTAAAAAACACGATAACACCTAACTTAAAATTTGAAGATGAAGAAACAGACTTACCTTTCTGACGAACAAATACAAAATGCAATAGACAGAAGGGAAGCATTCTTTTTTACAGACAAGGAGATAGAGAAGCTATGGTATCACGCAATTTTAAAGAAGAACATTGAACTAATGACCTTGAATATGACGCAGCATACCTTAATCTTAGATGCTATGTATTTAAAAGCAGTTAAGGTTGATGTTGACAAGGCGAATAAGATACTAGAAATAAAGAATTACCTTACAAAATCTATTCACGTTCAAAAGATTAACAACTTACAAGCAGATTTAATAGACGAAATTAACTTAAAAATGTTTGAGAAGGACTTTAGGATAAGGGAGTTAGAGGAAGAATTAATTAATTTAAAACGTAATATAAAATGAAAATTAAAACACATAGGGTTTGCATCAACTCGGTTGTAGGGTGCAACTACGCAATTGATAATTTTAAACGAGGTTTTCGTTACGAGATTATCACGATGGGAGTTAAGGAAGGAAAAGAAAGTTGGGTGTTTAAGGAGATGTCTTCAGAGCAGAAAGAGTTCTTTGTTGAAAAAGATTACGCAGATTTATTAATTAATAACGGAAACATTAAAAATTTATAATTATATTTGTTTCAATCCCACAAATAAAACCATTTAAAAAATGAGAGACTGGAAAGACCAACTAGACTTAGACAAGGTAGAGCTGAAGCCTCCCTTTGCAGAAGAAGACTTTAGAAACATTCCTAAGTACTACCTATCTAATGGCATTGAAGCATCTAAGGTAGTCGCAGCATTCCAAGGTGACAACTACAACATAGGTACTGCACTAACTTACTTAATGAGGGCTGGTAAAAAGGTTTACGTTAACAAGTCTCCTAGAGATAGTAAGGTGGCTGACATTAAAAAAGCAATTAACCACTTGAATTTTGAACTTGATAGAATAAATAAATAAATTATGAAAAGTGTAAGAAAGTATTTGAGTTCAGAAGAAGCCATTATTTTGGGATTAGACCCTAGACCAAACGAAAAATTTAGAACTAAAGCAAGGTATCGCATACCAGAAGAGGACTGGAATAACATTCAAAGAAGTAGAGAAAAAGATAACGTAAGAAAATTTGTGGAAACACAAAAGAAATACGATAAGGATGGTCAGTTAGTTTCTACAGTTGAAAAGTTACAAGCTGAACCTATAGATATTCCAGAAGACTTTGAAGTAATAAAAGTATCCACGAGTAAAACTACTGGACAACAATGGGTGCAGTACGCTAAGAAGAAAGTAAACTTAGATGATAAGATAGAAGAGCTTAGAGATAGACTTATAGAAGACCTTAAAGCTTACTCTCCTGCTTACCCAACAATCAAAAGGAATAAGTCTGAAGATAGTTACTGCTTGGTTTTAGACCCAGCAGATATTCACATAGGAAAGTTAGCTACCTCGTTTGAAACTGGCGTAGACTACAATAGTCAGATAGCTGTTAAGAGGGTCAAAGAAGGGGTGCAAGGCATCCTAGACAAAGCAAGCGGATTTGATATAGATAAGATTATTTTTATTGGAGGTAATGACATTCTGCATACAGATACTCCACAAAGAAAGACTACTAGCGGGACTCCTCAAGATACCGAAGGGATGTGGTACAATAACTTTCTTACCGCTAAACAACTTTACGTTGATGTTTTAGAGATGCTTATCACTGTAGCTGATGTAGAGTTTGTTTTTAACCCATCTAACCACGACTATATGACTGGCTTTATGTTGGCTGACGTTATAAAGACTCACTTCAGACTATCCAAGAATATTAGTTTTGATTGCTCTATAGCCCACAGAAAGTATTCAACTTATGGAAGCTCTTTAATTGGAACAACTCACGGAGATGGAGCTAAGCAAGTGGACTTAGGTCAGCTTATGAGTATTGAAGCAAAGGAACATTGGGCAGCTTCAGAGCATAGATACTTTTACACACACCACGTTCACCATAAGACTGCGAAGGATTACATCAACGTAACTGTTGAGAGTTTAAGAAGTCCAAGCCCCGCTGACTCTTGGCATCATCGTAACGGATATGTAAACAAAGCGGCAGTTGAGGGATTCATACATTCCAAAACTCAAGGTCAAGTAGCTAGGCTTACTCACTTTTTTTAACGGACAAGTGTACGAAAAGTAGCCCATACACAGACGTTCGGAATTATCACAAAACTTAATTAGGCTATTTCTTATACTGCGTGTTATGCATAGTACGGTTTATTTAGCACGAACTTTAATACGAAGCACTAAAAAAATTAAAAAATGAGCGTTGGACAAAATATTTTTCAAAAAAATAAAATTTATTTAGCAAGTTGTTTAGATAAGTTAAAATTATTAAACGACAATTCAGTTGATTTAGTTATCGCTGACCCACCATATTTTAAAGTGCTTAATGAAAAATGGGATTATGAATGGAAAACTGAACAACAGTATTTAGATTGGTGTTTGGAATGGATGAATGAAATATCAAGAGTGTTGAGATATGGCGGTACATTTTATTTATTTGGTTATTTTAGAACACTTGCATTATTAGTTCCACATATTGATAAACTTGGGTTAGATTTAAGACAACAAATCTTAGTTGATAAAGGTATGAGGGCTGTTAGTGGTAGAGCAACTAAAAACTATAAAATGTTCCCAAATACAACTGAAAGCATTTTGTTTATGACAAAGGAAAATAGAACTTTTATAAAACCTTTTCTAAAAGGCCAACAAGCAAAACAAGATTTATCACCAAAAGAAATAAATGAGGCATTAGGAGCTAAAAGTAATGGTGGTGGGATGTGGAGTATTTACACAGGAAAAAATATTTGTGAGCAATTTCCAACAAAAGATTCATGGAACAAACTACAAAGTATATTAAAGTTTGATATTGAATATGAAAGTGTTGCTCAAACATTTAATCCACAAATGGGTTTGACAGATATTTGGAGAGATATTGATTTTTATAAAGAAAAACGAATACATCCAACGCAAAAACCTTTACCATTGATTGAAAGATTAGTTTTAGCAAGTAGTAATGAAAATGATTTAATATTAGACCCATTTGCAGGTAGTTGTTCGACTGCTATTGCTTGTATCAAAACTAAAAGAGATTGGATAATGATTGAAAAAGAAGAACAGTATTATAATTTGTCTTTAAAAAGGGTGGAAGATTTTTTAAATTCTTTTTCTCACGAAACTTCAAACGAAGATGAAAAGTAGTATTGTGCATAACATGCAAATAAGGTGCGTTTCAATGCACTTTATTCGCTGTTATTATTAAATTTACAAAAAAAAATGAAACAAGAAGAAGAAAATATAATAGAAGTAAGGCATAACTACTCATCTAATGGGGTAATAGAATCTACTGACTATGTAGTTAATGGTGAGTTAGTTGAAGGATTTTACAGTTTAGATAGCTTAAGGTCTACCTTAGAAAATATATTTAAGTTTAAAAATATAGTTGTAAAAAAATACGGAAAGTTAAGTATATAAAAGGAAAAGTAAGTAACTATATTAAGCCCCCATAAGTACAAATGAAGAAAAGATTTAAAAGAAAGAAACGGCCTGTACAGGCAAATAAGGTTGAGTATAATGGTGTAAAGTTTGCATCGGGACTTGAGAAGTATATGTACATAGCACTTAAAGATGCTGGAATAGAGTTTGAGTACGAGTTCAGAACATTCCAACTCCTACCAACATTTGAGTTCAACCAAGTGGCTTATGAAAGACAAGCTAATGGAAAGGGTGAGTACAAAGACAGAGGCAACAAAAAGATGCTTGGTATAAAGTACACGCCAGACTTTGAGGGTTCTGACTTCATTATAGAGACTAAGGGTAGAGCTAATGATTCATTCCCTCTTAGGTATAAGTTATTCAAAGCACTACTGTCTGTAACAGAGCCAAGTATTTCGCTTTATAAACCACAAAATCAAGCCGAGTGTGATGAGACGGTTAAATTAATTTTAGAGAAACAAAAAAAATGATTCAAGAAAATACAACTAACACAAGGATTAATAAGAGTATATCTAGAAAGAGGTATGCTGAGAGGCAGTTTGGCAAGTGGGTTAAGTGGAGCATAGAACAAAAAGGGTGTGTTCTTTTTAAAGAAGTTATTGAAAAGCAAATAGAATATAAAATAATAACATTATGAAGGTTGCATTTAAAAGTAATGACCCAACTGAAATAAAAAGATTGGCTAAATCAGCAGATATGGCTGCTTGCTTATGGGAGATAGTCCATAATGGTTGGCGAGAATTTAAGCATACTGATTATGACTATCAAAAGGCTTGGGATAAGATAAGAGAGATTATTTATGAACACAATATAGATGTAGACGATTTGATTGAGTAATGCCACATAACGATTTTTTATACCGTGTTATACCACGTTTAATTTAAAATATAATAATATGGATAGAAATATAAGTGAATCACCTGAAAGATGGGTGATAGTTAAATTGCCAAATAACTACTATAAAGTTTTTGGAACTTGGACTGGTGGTTATTTAGATGGTGATAGATGGAAATTAAATTCTGGAATTAGTAAAGTAGAACAAGACGAAAACTTTTATTATTTTATTGGTTTTAGTGGTAGTTGTTATAAGTGTCACAAAAAAGGATATGGAACTGCTACATCTTGGGGCTTAAGTGTTTTAAATAAAATAATAGAACAAGGCAACGGACAGATTGAATTAATGGAGAATGTTGAAGATTGGGAAAATGTGGTATAACGGGCTTGGTATAAATGACGTGCGAATTAAAAGCAAAAAATTATGAATATAGTAAATGGATTTGATATAGATACTCCTGAAGGAGCAACCGCCTATTTAGAAAGCGAAGGCGTTGACGTAGAGTCATACATTGAAAAAGGAATGAATGAATTGAAGAAAAGCAAAGCATGGCATTTATACCGTGTTAGCGGTTCGTGCGACCATCCAAAATATAAGCAGGTTGGTTGGCACGATAGTTCAATTCTATGTGAAAAGTGTGATTGTATAATAGAACAGTACGGTGAAAAGATAGACCCTGCTACACCTTTATAGCATGACCGCTAACACGCAAATAAGGCGAGTTTCAATTCGCTTTATTTACTGTTAGTGTTATTTTAATTATTAAATTTACAAAAATTATGAAAGAAGAAAGAAAAGTTTGGTCACTAGCAATAGGTTTGTACCCTGGAATACTTTTAGGGTTTAGAACCTATGACCAAGGAGACCACAATGTGCATGTATTATACTTCCCATTCGTGGAGTTTGAGTTAACAATTTATAAATAAAAACAAATGAAAGGACAAAAAGCAAGTAGGGTAGACCTAGTAGAAAAAAAGATTAAAGCACTAATAAATGTTATGCAAAAGATGATGGATGACATTGCTCAACTGAAAGAACTTTCCAATGGTACGTTAGAAACAGTCAAACTGATGCCTGACTTTCAGGAAGCGTTAGATAAGTTAAAAGAAAATTTAAAGAAAGAAGAGGAGGTTAAGGATGATGGTAGCAATTAAGATACTGATAGCTCTTTCTTTTGTTTCAATTATTGCAACAGCAGGGTTGTTCTTTACGTTTTTTATGATTATGAAGGACATAAAAGGAAACAAAGATAATCTAATTTCAGAACAACTAAAAGAGATACTAAATAGGTTGTAGATGGTGTTGTTATACATTACATTTATTCTACTAATAGGATATAACAAAGCAAAACATAAACTAAAACAATAAAAACAATGGAGATATCAAATAAAATTTTAAGCGAGATAACGGTGTATATGAAGTACGCCAAGTACATACCAGAACTAAACAGAAGAGAGAGTTGGGAGGAACTTGTAACTCGTAACAAACTAATGCACATTAAAAAATACCCACAACTGAATGAAGAAATTGAAGAAGTTTATAAATTTGTTTACGACAAAAAGGTTTTACCGTCAATGCGGTCTTTGCAGTTTGGTGGAAAGTCTATTTCTATCTCACCCAATCGTGTTTACAATTGTGCTTATTTGCCTATTGATTCTATTGATGCTTTTAACGAAACTATGTTTCTTTTACTTGGTGGGACAGGTGTTGGATATTCTGTTCAGAAACATCACATAGACAGTTTACCTGCGGTTAACCACCCATACAAGAAAAGAGTTAAAAGGTTTTTAATTGGAGATAGTATTGAAGGATGGGCTGATGCTATAAAGGTTCTTATGAAGTCTTATATGGGAGAGAACAGAAGCTCTAAGATTGATTTTGATTACTCAGACATTAGACCAAAGGGGGCACAACTCGTTACCTCTGGAGGTAAAGCTCCAGGACCTCAGCCACTTAAGGAGTGTATTATGAAGGTAAAGGGATTGTTAGATGCCAAAGATGATGGCGACAAGCTTACTACACTTGAAGCACACGACATTATTTGCTACATTGCTGATGCTGTATTGGCTGGTGGTATTAGACGTGCTGCACTTATAAGTCTATTCTCTGCTGATGATAACGATATGATTTCTTGTAAGTCTGGTTCTTGGTGGGAGAAAAATCCACAAAGAGGTAGAGCAAATAACTCTGCTGTACTTATGAGACATAAGATTAGTAAGGAGTTCTTTATGGGCTTGTGGAAGAGAGTTGAGTTGTCTGGAGCAGGTGAGCCAGGGATATACTTTAATAACGATAAGGATTGGGGAACTAACCCTTGCTGTGAGATTGCACTAAGACCATTTCAGTTCTGTAACCTATGTGAAGTTAACGCAAGTGACTTAGAATCTCAAGAAGATTATGAAGCTAGGGTAAAGGCTGCTGCGTTCATCGGAACAATGCAAGCTGGTTACACAAACTTTCACTACCTTAGAGATGTATGGAGAGAAACTACAGAGAAGGATGCATTGATTGGTGTATCTATGACTGGTATAGGCTCAGGTGCTGTAACTAAATTAGATATGACTAAGGCTGCTGAGGTTGTTAAAAAAGAAAACTCAAGGGTTGCTAAGTTAATTGGTATTAACTCTGCTGCTAGATGTACGACTGTTAAGCCTGCTGGAACAACATCACTAGCTTTAGGTACATCGTCAGGGATTCACGCTTGGCACAATGACTACTACATTAGAAGGATTCGTGTTGGAAAGAATGAGTCTATGTATAACTACCTAATTAATAACCACCCAGAGCTTGTTAAGGATGAGTACTTCAGACCTCACGACACTGCTGTTATTGAGATACCACAAATGTCACCAAAGGGTTCTATACTTAGGACTGAATCTCCATTTGACTTACTTGAGAGAATTAAGAAGGTTGCTATGGAGTGGGTTGTCCCTGGACACAGAAGAGGCTCTAACACGCACAATGTTTCTGCTACGGTATCTTTGAAGGAAGATGAGTGGGATAAGGCAGGAGAATGGATGTGGGACAACAGAGAACACTATAATGGTCTATCTGTTTTACCATACGATGGAGGAAGTTACACTCAAGCCCCTTTTGAGGATATAGATGAGGCTAAGTATAACGAGATGATGAAGACCTTAAAGGATGTAGACCTATCTAATATCTTAGAGGTTGATGATAATACAGACTTGGCAGGCGAGATTGCTTGCGGGGGAGGTGGTTCTTGTGAAGTTAAATAATACAATATTAATTAGTATATTTGCATAGTATACTTGCATTGTGTATTTGTTTTTAATTATGCTATACGAT